ATTCGCTCTGTTCTTCAAAAAGATTAGCGAAGTAACCCGACTCTTGTGGTTTTTGACCAGCTGAATTGATTTGCTCTTGTTTCTTGCGGTTAGCAGCGACTTGTTTCTCGTTGTTTTGAACCCAAGAGAACCACTTAACCAACCAGATGCTTGGTGTATTCAACGAACTTGATTCGTTTGCAAAGTACCAGTCACCGAAATTTTGAATCATGGTTCTCAAGTCGATTTCAGGTACCGAAACAAATCTTTGTTGAGCAAGTGAAATGAAATCGTATTGAAACTCGCTGTATTCAGAAATGAATTCACGCATTGAATAGCGTTTGTGATCATCGATCTGATACTGAGCAAATTGAATTGGAGTTAATTGCGAATTTTCTCCACGCGTATTACTACTACTATCAATAATTGGTTCTTGGTTTATGGTTAATGGTTTATGGTTATTGGTTGGTTGCACATCCGTTTGTTCTTCGTTTAACGGATTTTCAACGACCGTTGAATTTTCGTTAGACGCTTGATCATCTTTTGATGAATCACTGTTGGACGAGCCTTTCTTTTTCGCTGCACGTTTTGCAGCAGACGCTTTACCAGCCTCACTCGCTTGTTTCTTTTTCCCGTGATATTCAGCAATTTCTCGTTCACAACGATTATTGCGATAAACACCTTCTTCAAGAATGAAAAACTCATCAAGTACATATTTGAGAGCTTCTTTTTGCTCTTCGGTAGTACATTGCAAACGACGTGCTAGACGATCAATGCTTGATGCATCAATCGCCTTTTCTGTGTCGTAATACATATCTAATAAGTCGCGGTAAATCGCACGCTCAATTAAACTGAGGTGGCGAGTCGCATTGTTGAAGTCACCAATATGGTGTTGGTAATAATTCATGCGGCCCCCTTAATTTGTTGCGTAATAAATGGATTATTTGCTCTGGCGATAGCAGCCATTGGATATGGAGAAACGGAGTTACCAACCATAAAGACTTGATCTTTTTTAGATAGAGGCTTTCCATCGCTCCCGTATTCAATTACGTATGAATCTGGAAACCCCTGCGCTCTAAAAAGTTCACGTGGTTTAAGCATGCGTATACAGATATCAACAATTGCCCAAGGTTCACCTTTGATCCAAACAGTAACTAGGGCTAAACGATCTTTAGTAGTGATCGTATCCATTGGCTCAGTGATACTTCTTGCGTCTCCATTGCCGTAGTAGTTAATTAAAAATGCAGCTACACGAAGAGCGCCTTTATAGTTATCTTTGCTCAACTTGGCAGTAACTAATCCATGATGCCCACCTTTCACTTGTGCACATATGGTTGATAGAGGCTCATCAATTGACCAATTCCGCTGTTGAGAAGCGTTTGCAAACTCTGTAATAAACGGAACAAGGATTGGACTTATTAAAGAACTATGTCCGCCATAACCTGCTGTAGTTGTTGCTAATGGTTCACGTATGTCATGGCCAAAACTTGTGCGGAAATCACGGCCAATAAAAGGTGTGGCAGAATTAACAAAAAATGGCTCTTTAGTTTCAATAACATATTTTTGAATACCCTTAGCTATGCGTTTTAGAGTTGCATCAGCTAGAGGACCTTGCGGCCTATCAAAAATTGAATTTCCTAAATCTGAAAAATCAACACATTCAACTGTTGAGCGCCATTTTTTTAAATTGCCCTTAGGTTTCTTTGAGAAGTATTTTTCTGGCCATACTATTGGTTGCCCATCACAGCGAGCAACGAGAAATAATCGCTCACGTTTTGTTGGCGCTCCGAAGTCAGCAGCAATAATATTTTTTTGCCACTCAACTTCATAACCAAGTTGTTCAAGACTACGGACAAAGTGTTTCCAAGTTTTACCTTTCTTCTTGGGGTTTGGTACTAAGAATTGATTGTGGCGATGAACTCGCTCACCAGGCTCTGCAATTCGATTTACCTTTTTGCCATTAATATTAATTTTATCGAGAGTAATGACTCTGCCTGTTGCTTTGTCTCGTTTTGCAATTAAAGGTCCCCATCCTAAGATCTGCTTAACATTTTCTAAGCTGATCACATCAGGTTTAACTTTGCCTGCAAACTTAAGAACTACCCAAGAAAGGTCACGTATTTCTTTTTTACGTGGTTGTCCGCCAGCAGCTTGCGAATGATGTGTGCAGTCTGGGCTTGCATGAAACCAACCGACTTGATGACCATCACAAATATCAATCGGATCTACTGCAAATACATCTTGAACATAATGCTTTGCATGGGGATGATTAGCCTCATGCATAGAAATTGCTTTTGGATTATGGTTTACAGCAACATAAACAGGCCTGTTTAACCCCATCTCTAAACCGGTGCTTGCACCACCACCGCCTGCAAAGAAATCTACGATGATTTTTTCAGAAAAATTTAAGTCGAATTGAGTTCTAAAAGAACGAGCAGCATCAACAAATGTATTCATGCTTCACCGCCTTCTTTAATCTGAATGTATGTGCTACCCAAGAAGCGAATACGATCAGCACGGCTAAGGCTACTAATAATTTCCTCAGCATGGTTGTACGTAATACGATGCTGACGCACTAAAACCTCTTTAAATTCATCTCGCTTTACAGCTGCATTTTTAGTATCAGCTTTGATTCGCTCTAGGTTTTCTTCACACTTTTTGATTAATGCTTTAAGTGTGTGGAGAGCCGGTTCAAACCAGCTCTGGATTATTTGTTCTTGATTTGATAGATTATTCGTGTTCATTTGATCCACCTCAATTGAATGCCTAACCACTCCTGTTACAGCAGGTAGTGGTTTTTTAATATCCAAGCTTTTCTTTTTGACCACTGATTTCGTCATGAAATAAGTCATCCACCGTTTCTATACGGTTCATCCAGCTTTTAGACATAACTAAAAGTGCAGCAACACGTTCCTTATCAATGCTTTGATAATCTTTAGGAACGACTTTTAATCCAAGCAAACTCAATAGCTCGCAAAACATTTCAATTTCATTCAAGCCATTGTTTTTCTTATCTGTTTTAAGTCGAGTTATAGTGCTTGGATCAACTTTTAATTGTTCAGCAATCTCTTTTTGATTGCTTATATCAAGACCATGCAATATGCGGGATACGCCATTTCTGGCGCTTGCAGATATATCAACTGATAATTTGCTCATGGTTAGGTCCTAAGCATTTGAAGTAGTTCGTTTGATTGGTTCTTTGCCATTTGCCAAATCTCTGATTTGGTATTCGCGAGCTAAAGGAATCTTTTCATTTGGCCACTGGTAAACAGCAGGTGGCTCAATTCCTAATAACTTTGCTAAGCCAACACCATTGACACCAAGCAACTCATAAGCTTCCTGTTTGGTCATTTGTGCAACCTCAAAAATAAGATTTCTTAGTATTAAAACAAAGATAACTTATTTTTGCAAGATGTAAGATAACTTATATGAAGAATCTAGAAACTATGGGTCAGCGTATTCGCGCCTTACGAAGAGAAAAGAAATTAACCCAAGGCGAGTTGGCAAAAATCGCCGGAGTTAGTGCGCCCAATGTCACTGGTTGGGAGAAAGATGCTTATGCTCCTAAAGCAGACCCATTAAGCAAAATGGCCGCTTATTTCGGAGTGTCGACTTCATATATAACTAATGGAGATGAAAGCGGCCCTAAGTTGGATAGCACTGTTACACAATTGAAAGTTCTGGATATCGAAGCTTTTAAGAAAAAATACAATATTCCCGATAGCGAAGATGCTGTTAAATTTCTTGAAATACCTGTTAAACCATTCCCCACCCAAAAAAGATATGTTCCTGTTAAGGCTTATTCAAAGATGGGCATGGATGGCTATTTCACAGATATGGGTTATGAAGGCAATGCTGGAGATGGGTATGTTCCAACTCACTCAGCAGGACCAAGAGCCTATGGTATTAAAGGCACTGGCGACTCAATGTTTCCAGCAATTCGGAACGGTTGGTATGTAGTTTGCGATCCAGATGCTGAACCAGTTCCAACTGAATTTGTACAAGTGTGCTTAAAGGATGGACGCTGCACAATTAAGGAATTTGTTGGAATAAATGGTGGGGTTTTGAGTTTGTTGGCTGTTAATGGTGGCGAACGCCTATCTTTTGACATGGATGAAGTTGAAAGTATTACCGCTATTACAGATATCGTGCCGCCAAGTCAGCACAGACAAGAACATCCTTATTCGCATTAATCACAGGAAGACTTATGGACAACTCTAAACTACCAATCAACCAGATTATTGCTCGCATCAATGATGCTGCGAAACATGGTGAAGCTTTGGTGCTAACAGCCGAAGAAGTAAAGATTCTTTCTAAAGATATTGGCGACAAAGTCTTTATTCCTGTGCTTACTAATGAGCAGGTCGTGCAGTTGGTAAAAGAAGGAAAGCTAGGACAGAAAATTAATAACACAAAAGATTAATAAACTGTGAACCCGACACAGTCTTTACAACAGATCGGGTGGGGAAAATAATGAGTAAGACA